CTAAGTGGTTCTAGGTACTTCTCAGGTATCGGTGGTGGGGTCATTTTCTCTGATGGTGGAGTCCATCCATGCTTTCTCCAGAGAGTTTGAACGTCTGATCCTGTCTCCCAGATAAAGTCTTTTAACGCAACAGATGGGTAGCTAATCTTGGAATATGGTGGTTTTTCTAGCATTTTGTTGACTCCAAGAATTGTTGGCCTAGTTCTGTTATTTGCCAAACGTAAGCACTACTTCCAGAGGGTGTTTTTCTTCTTTGTTTTTCACCATCAACAATGAAAAAATCAATCAAACCAAGGTCTTGACAATCTTTTCTGCGTTTTCCAATGGAATTTTGTTGCAAATTGGTTTTATCTGCTAACTCAAAGTCAGTCATAGGCCCATGTCCAGAAAGCGCATACAAGGCTCTTAAACGATGATTGGGGGCGTTTGCAGATGCATTTCTTGCCGCCTCATGTGAGGTTGTAAGATCGTTGCGTCTGACCATTGATTTGATAGATGTCCCAAAGACTTTATCGAACGTATCCTTAAAATATAACTCTGTTAACGATTTCATTTATTCACTCCTGTTTATTTTCCTTGCTTTAAGCATTTCGTCTGCGAAAGCCCATGCGCTTGTTTCAACCCAACCACTTTTGCATCCACCACTATCAAAAATTTGTTTCTCAAGTTTGGGATTTGATAACAAGCCTTGCAATGCTTTTCCAGCAAAGTAGTCACGCAGTGACATACCTGTATTTATCATCATTCCCGTCTTATCTTTGGCAACAAATGGAAAAGCAGGTTGATCTTTCATATTTACTCCTGTTAGGTGGGGTACTCGCTACGTCTGTGTCTTCCGCAAGCCTGAAAATAGCCCTTGCCACAGCATCCGCTTTCCCCCGTAAAAAGATTACTTTAAAATGGAATATCGGATTCGTCATCAAACTGGGGTTTACGGCTTTCTTGGGGTTTTGGGTCATTGATATAAGCCCAGCCATCCCAACCGCCTTCACGCAATGGAATACTGTCTAACTTAAGCATCGGACCATTTTTTGTATCAATGATTGAGCCAATTCTTTGATAACGCTTTTTTGTTTGACCCTCGCTGTTGCGATATTCACCAACGATGCAAGAAATTTCTTTACTAACTTTCGACATTTTCATTCTCCAATGATTGATTTAAGGGAAAAAACTTTGGCATTTACTTCTGCCAAAAACTTGAGGACTTCATCCTCTGCGATCTTGAGCCAATCTGGATTACGCTCGACTCGATAAACAAAAAGTTGGGCTTTTATTGGCATCCGTGGGTCAAAAACCACATAGTCACACCAAGACCTATTGGCGCAACGCATTTGCCACTGCATCTGTGCGTAGTACCTTGCATCCACTGGATTACCACTTTGTGCATGAGTTAACCAACATTCCAAAGCTGTACTGGATGAGGGGCATTTAATTTCAATCATGCCATCATCACCCACCAAACCATCAGGCGAGGCTCCAGCCGCCTCAATGTCGGGGTGAGGTATAAACCCCACCTCTTCAACCATTTCGCCAGTGAGCACCTCATAAGCGGCTCTAGCAAAAGGTTCTTGTTCCGTACCCCACTGCATTGCTGAATTGGAATATGACTCAGCTTTCGTTTGGGTAATGCGTTCAAGTACAAGTTGCGTCATGTAATTGGTACGGCTTGTGCTATAACCAGTTTTTGTTTTGGCAAGTACATCAGCCAATCGGCTAGCGGTGACTTTGCCAAGACGCATAGCAAACCATTCGTCTGTGCCTTGATCCATCATTTCAATCATAATTTTGCCTTTGCTTGGTCTTTAGCCGCAATCACTTTCTTTTGCCACTCAGCATCACCATTGCAAGCGGCATAAGCGGCTTTGTAGGAGTTTTTCAAGCTTTCCTGATCCGTAGATGCCTCAATAGCCGCTAAATGATCCACAAGAGCACTTTCATTGACTGATTGCTTTTCAATGAATGTCTTGCGTGTCGCCGCATTTCCGTCATCGTCTTCTGGTGCAATGCCGCAAGCCGCCATGAGGCTATATCTCCGAGCATAAGTCAAAGCGCTTCCGTAACCCTGCGGGTCTTGCTTGCTGGCTGGTACGTGTAATTTGCCACATTCCAACATCTCGCCTGATTCGTGGATAAATACAGTCTCTACTGTGACCCCTGTAAGGTCTTCGCTTGTTCTTTGAATCAAGGCAATGCCAGCTTCGTTTAAGCCCTCAATGACAGCTTCTACGCAAGCACTAAGGTCGGCATATCTGCTTTTGAAATGAGGGTTGGTGGATGATTTAAGGGCGGGGCCAAAAGCTTTTTGTGCTTTAACCAATGCAGTGGCGATATTTTTCATTTGTTACTTTCGTCAAAAATTTCTGTTGTTTTACCGAATAAGACTATTTCACATACATTGTTCAAACTATCTTTGATGTAGATATGTCTAACCAAGTATTCTGTTCCGTTTGTATGAGTACAGACTATTTCTTTTGTAGATGTAGCAACTACGTCATGAATAAACTGAGTGATTTTCATGGTTAGCCTCTCCAAGCTAAAAGAACACCCCAGCCACCAAAAATAACGATTGCCAAAAGACACTCAATAACAGTTTGAATAATTTTAGATTTCATTGCGATCTTTCTGAATTTGAGCAAAGTTTGATTTGGCTTCTTGCATCAGGCGTTTGTATTCGTCATTTGGGATGTCGTAAGTAATGTGCTTGCCTTGGGCATCAAATACAAACACATCAAACATTTCCGCATAGTCATAATCGTAGGGATTATTATGTTGTGCAGGCAAGTAGTCATAACCAACCTTGATGTTTTCAACTGTTTCACCATCGTCAAAAGAAACAACATCATTAAAGTAATACTGGAGTTTAATTTCAATCATTTTGGTCACCTTATGCGTAGTCAACATGATGCATTTCGTAATAAGCCTGAGCATCTTCCGAGGTTGATGCCTCCCATTCACGGCAGATAGCAACTTCATGACCATTGTTAAAAACAGCCATCCAAGCGGCAGGGATTGTGCAATTTAAGCGATGATGGAAATACTCAGGTTGAAGGTAAACTTCGGTGATTTTGATTTGTTTGCGCATTTTGATTTCTCCTAAATAGACCCCGAGAAGTTCAGGGCATGTATGCATTGTATAGGGTTCTTAACAGTTATCAAGAGTTTTCTATCAGTTTTTATTAGGACTTTCCCTAATACGATGAGGCCGAAGCCCCATCTGTATCAAGCCAATAAAAGTGATTCTGCTTCTGACTTCAGTCGGTTGCCATTGCCAAACCAAGCATTGTTCATGCGGGTATCTACATTGTGTCCACGCTCATGGTCAATGTATTGTGTGACCGCATTTAACAGGCCCCATCGTGTACCGTAAACCCCTTGCTCTGATGCACCAATCCCCGCACCATCAAAGAGTTCGAGAACCCTCTTGTAACCCCTAGACTCTTTGTATTTTTCAGTCTGAGGGTCAAAGATTGCAGGGAATAATTCGCTAACAAAACCTTTTGCATATCCTGTGGAAACATTAAGTCTTGCAAGTGCTCTGTATTTGTCCATCATTCCGTCAAAACCACCAACAATAATGCCAAGTTTTTCACGCATCAGGCTTGAATCAAAATCCGTGCCGTGAGATAACATCACCCGACTTGGTGCGGCTTCAGTATCAGCCGCAGAGAGGGTGTTATTGCACACCACTCGAATACTGGTAAATTGACCGATCGTTGCGGCTGAACCGTCAAAAGAGGTGCTGAGAAGCAGATAACCTTTTACGGCATCATCATGCAAAACCACCGATTCTTTATTGACATTTGCCAATGCCCAGATACGCTTGCCGCCTTTGATTGCCCCTGCAACTTCAAGAGTAAAACCAGCTGATTGAACAAGGGTGTTAAAGAAGTCCAAAACATCTGCGGGTTGATGAACTTTGTATCGGTCTGAAACTACACCAAGAGGCATTTTGTTGTCATTGCGAAAGATTACATTTTTATTTTCTACTGCCTGTGGTGCGGCAAGACCTTCAGGCCAAAACATGACAGGAGAGACTTGTGCCTCCCAATCAAGTCCAGCTTCTTTGCGCCATACATCAATGGGTGCATCTTGGGTAAGTTGTTGACCAAGACCATGCCAAGGTGTGCTGTTGGCGTATGCAATTTCTGCTTTGCCTGTCTGTGTGTTGTTTTCGATTAAATGTGCCATGATTTTTCCTTTTAAAAGTTGATTTATTTA